AAAATATCTTTTGGGGAAACTGCTGAGGAAAAAGAATTAATACTGCGTAAGATCGTTGGTGAAGAAGGGTACACAAAAGACTCAAAAGGTCGTCTCGCATTGACCGAAGCTGGTCAGGCCAGTCAGGGCATGGAGCCTATCGGTCAAAACCTTATCATTGAAGACGAAGGCTTGAGCTTTCGGGACGTATCCGATTTGGCAGGTATCGCCCCAGAAACAATTGGCGCGGTTATCGGTGGCATCCTTGGCGCACCCGGTTTGGTAACAGGCGCGGCTGGCGCAGCCGCTGGCGCGGGTCTAGGCCAAGCCGCTGAAGAAGGCATAGAAAGCCTGTTAGGAATACAAAGACAGTCTTTGGGCGAAGTAGGTATGGATGTGGCAAAAGAAGCCGCTCTTGCGGGTACTTTGGACTTCGCGGGTAACGCTATATTCAAGCTTGGTAAAGCGGCAATCGGTGCGGCTGGCAAGGGCGTCAACGCAGGCGCTCGTGCTATGGGGCAAGTGGAGCGCGAACTAGGTGCGGATCAGGCAAACCTCGCTCTAAAAATTATGGATGCTGATGTTCCGGGCTTGCCTAGCTATGGCGCGGCGGGTCTTCCCGCTGGTCTATCAAAGACATCACAGATCGCAGGGGCTATAGGCGGCAACGAACAAAAAAGAGCTATGACTAATATTAGGTTCGCCCTGAACGAGCGTGACAAACTGTTGGGCGAAGCAGGAATATCTACTGTTGATGACTTGGCTAGAGTAATAAAAGATTCAGTTCCGCAAAAAGCAAAACAGCTTGAAGCTGGTTTAAAGTCTGCACAAGACGCTCACATGAAAGCTATTGATGACACAATATCTATGCTTACCAAAACCACCAAGACTGGTGGGGAAATAGATGATTTCGTTCTTGAGTCTCTTGTAAAGAACTATGAAGAGTTCATGAAGCAAAGCAAAGAACAGTTTAAGTTGGTTGACGATACGCTGTCTGAAGTAAAGGGACCCGTAACTATCAATGGAGTTACGAAGGAAGTTGTTGGTGGCGAGTTGCCTGTTTTTGACATAAAGGCAATGCAGACTAGATTTGGGGATATTATAGACAGTCAGTACGCGGGTGCGAACAAGGTTGCGCCTGATGAGTTTTTAGAAATAGGCCGTCAGATAGATCAGTTGAATTCATCTGGTGCTAAAGAAGGGTTCACAACCTTTAACGGTTTGAAAGAACTTCGCAAAAACATAAATGACACATTGATGGACCCAGCACTGGGGATTAAAGATACCACACCTAGACGCCTGTTAAACAGTCTAAAAAGCGACATTGATCGCATGATGGACCCTAGCAACTATAAAGCTGGTGGATTAAAACTTACAGGTGTTGGTGGCCCTCAAAACGCTAAAAAAGTCAAAAAGGCAATGGGTCAATTGCTAGATGCTCGCGCCTCTTATCGTGGTGAGATCAAGTTATTTAACGACTTAGAAACTTTAGGGATCATTCGGAATCTTGGTGATTCTGGTGAGAACGTAAAGCTAACCGCAGGCCGTCTTTTTGACAGAATTACAGATAGCCCCAAAAGAATAGCCGCAGTTTTAAACTCTGCTGGAAGTTCTATCTCACAAATCAGTCGTGATGAGCTACGTCAGACATTAGCCAAAAGCTATCTTGATGACGCATTGCTGGTGGCTAATAAGGACTTTGGTGATCCATTAGCTTTTAACGGCGTGCAGTTTAACAACAAGATTAAGAAGCTGGGCAAGTCTGGCAAGTTGTTGTTTGGCGATCAATGGGACGAAGTTCAAAAGCTATCTAAAGCCCTGTCATTCAATGGCGTAAAGAAAATTGACGACCAGATGATGCAGAGGATTGTGGCACAGAACCCTAGCGATGACATTATTACAACGTTGCGTAGTGTTCAGGACGCTCAGATCGGACTGGAAAAAGCATTGTCTTCTAAGGCTCTGAAGAATTTAGCTGATGGGACCATAGAACCTGAAGAAGCAGCTACTATTCTTTTAAACAAAAACACTTCTGCCTCACAAATGGACAGAGTTATGAAGTTTTTTGACGGCAATGACGCAGCCAAAGAGACAATAAAGCGAACAATTGTAAGTGATATTCTTGGGTCAGTAGACGAAGATATATTCATAAATGAAGCCGCAGCGTCTTCGCTGCGAAAGGCTTTAGAGGCTTACAAGCCAGACATGCTAAACAAGGTTTTGGGAAAGCAACAGGTTGCAGACATCAAAGAGCTTTCTGACATGCTAGTTCTTTTGAGCGATACTGGTAAAACTGGCGCAGGCTCTCTAGCGGCAGACGCTATTCGCACAGGAATGGTTACAAACCCAGCTAAAAACTTTAAAAAAGGAATTAGGTTCAAAGCACTGAACTATGTGCTCAACAATCCACAAACAATAAGATCAGCTATAGAATTAAAAGCTGGTCGTACAAACCCACAAGCCACCGCGCAAAGTTTATCACAGGTTCTGAATGAATCATTTGCTCAGGTCACAGGCTCTGGTGCCTCTCTTACAGAGCGAGCAACTGGTGCTGGGCAAGGTTTGATTGCTGGATTGCAAGCCGCTAACCGTGGAAAGACTGCGATTCGTCAAGGTGGCGCAAGAGCGTTGCTGGCGGATCAAGAAGCTGTTGGCCCCGCTCCAACCCGAACAAGTGTTCCAGAAGTGTCAATGCCAGCGTTTTCTGAAGAAATGCCAAAAGCAATATTTTCACCTGAAGCAGACCCAAATCAACAGTTTCTGAAAAGACAAATGAACTTGCGCGAACGCGCAAAGTCTAATCCTTATATTGCTTCTGCACTTCTGGGTGGCTTGGGTAACGCAGGCTTGCTCTAGTCTTCGATAACAGAAGCCAGCCCACCAATTCCTGAACTAGCAGGCAGCGTGTAGGAAGACTTGACATTACGATTGATGTTTTCGTATGTTTCTTCAATCATGCGTGCAAGCTGTCGTCCTATTGCACGATCCTCATGATCCGCGATGGCAACCAGTTTGTCGTAAGCGTCGATAGAAACACCTACGGATTTATATTTTCCGGGGTTTGGCATTGGAGTCTCCTTCCCATAAATGACCTTTTCACCTGTATATAATCCCAAGCGGCGTGGGTCAAGACCCAAATACGGAAACAAAAAGGTAACTGTGCAAGGCATTAAGTTTGATTCGAAATGGGAATCGGAGCGGTATCTATATATAAAGTCACTCGAACGGGCAGGAACGGTCAAAGACCTTGAGCTACAAGTGCGCTACAACCTGATCGTCAATGACCAAAAGATATGTGCATACATTGCTGACTTCCGCTACAAGCGCGAAGACAAGGACGGCGTGTGGCATGAAATTGTCGAAGACGCCAAGGGCGTTGAAACGCCTGAGTTTAAGCTAAAAAAGAAGCTCATGAAGGCTTGTCTTGGCATTGAGATATTTCTTTCTAAAAAAAGTTCTTGACACCAACCCACACCATATGGTTATAGTTGGGACTCTAGTAACTCAAAGCGGAAAGGAATCGACATGAACAGTCGTGAGCTATTCGAGCGTCGAGACGAACTCAAGCACGTTATCAGTGAGATGCGCCTTGAACTCAAAGACGTTGAAGAACAACTATCAGATACATTTTTGCCAGTAGCGCGAGACATTTTGCGTTCGCACGGCAAGGACTTTGGCACTGCGCAAATCGCAGAAGGCAACCAAAGGCTAAAGGTCACTGTGGGCAAGAAGGTCACATGGGATCAGGATAAACTGCGTGACACGTTAAACAACATGTCGCCAGAAAACGCACAACATTACGGCAAGCTGACGTTTGCTGTAGAAGAGCGTAAATTCACAGCGGCTCCCCCTGCGATTAGGGAGGAACTTGAAGAGTGTCGGACTGTCCAAGTGGGAACGGTCAAGGTAGAGGAGTTAGAAGAATGACTCTGCAAATCATTACAGCGGATCAGCGTATGGCTGAGAAAAAAGGTCACAAGATCGTGGTGTGTGGTCAGAGCGGTGTGGGTAAAACCACACTTGCTCGAACCCTCAACCCGTCAACAACGTTGTTTATGGACTTGGAAGCAGGCGATGCCGCTATCGAAGGACACCCTATTGACGTTGTTCGTCCTCGAACATGGATGGAGTGCCGTGACCTCGCGTGCTTCTTAGGTGGTGCGAACCCATCACTCTCTGACGATCAACCATATAGCCAGTCGCATTATGATTATGTGGCTCAGATGTATGGCGACACTTCAGAGGTGTGGCAGAAGTACGATACGTTGTTTGTGGACTCTATCACCGTGGCAGGGCGTTTGTGCTTTCAGTGGTGCTTACAGCAACCAGAAGCGCGTTCTGAGCGGTCTGGCAAGGTCGATACTCGCGCAGTCTATGGAATGCACGGGCGCGAAATGATGTCGTGGCTTACGCACATCCAACACATTCGATCAAAGAACGTGATCTTCGTTGGTATC